TGGATTGAAAAAATCAGTTTTTTGTAATGCTTTTTCTAATCCTTGTTCTGTCTGTTTTATTTTAAATACTTGATTTGAATATGTTTTGTATTCAAAATATAACACTTGTACAATATTCCCATCTTGGTATGCACCGTTATAGTTTCTTGTATAACTAGTATTACCTTGGTATTTTTCTATCTCTCTCAATTCTTCTACGTCTAAATAAGGAAATTCCTTTTTTAATTCTTGTAAACTAATTGATTTAACCTCCCCAACATAATATATATCAGAAAAGTTTGGGTCTTCGGTATAAGAATAAACTAAATTAACTGGATCAACATAATCAATTGTTACACCATTTGATTTATTAAAATTAGTTTTTGCGCATGCGATACCTAATACCGTTAAATCATAATTTAATCTTCTATTGATTAAATCGTATTTATTATTAGCTAATAAGTTACTAATTAATTCTTCTTCAGCAATTTCAACAGCTTGTTTATAAGACAATTGCATATGTAATCCTAATTGCTCATCATCTTCTGGAAGAGAATCCGGATTTGCGGACTGATATAAATCAGCTCCTAATTTGCCTTTTAATTCAGCTAATAATTGCTTAGCCTGCATGTCATTAGTTAAAGCTTGGGTATATCTTGTCTTTGCGGCTACAGAAGCAGGGTCTTGCGCTACAGTTTTTACCTTGTAATTTTTGCTTGATATGCCGTTAACAACAATATCAACAAACTTAGGTATAACAGGAACGGGTTTCCAGTCTATATTTAAATAAGATAAATCGCCATTAATAGCCATTTCATCTTTATACTTTTGAACACTTTGTTCTCCTCTAGCATATAACCTTAATGTATGGTATACTTGCCAGTTATTACCCCATCTGCCATTTGCTCCTCCATTTCCAGTATTCCCATTAAACCATTCGTACTCTATGGCTTGTCCAACCAAAGTACCATATTCTAGACTTTGTTTTTCTTCATCTGGTACTACCTGACTTGGGAAAGAACTATTACTATTGGTATAAATCATTTATTATATTATTTCGGAGGAGTCTCCATTATTGTTATATTTTTTAAATCCTAATCCAAACTTAGGTCTTTCATAAGGCGTAGTAGGAACATATAAATGTTTATTACAAGCCATTATTGCTAACCCAGAACTAATAGAAGCATCATGTTTTGTTCTATTGTTTATATTAAATCTTGCCCAATCTTCCAATGTTTTTTGGAAATACATACTACCATATTGCTCATTGTTATAGCCAACATTGTTTTCTATGTATGTCTCAATAGCCGAAGCGTGAGCTTGCATTATATCTTGCGAGGAGTTTGGTATTCCACCTATTTCTTTTTCTGCTGGCGATAATTTATTCCAAACTTTATCAGGTCTATTCATTGAGAACCCCCTATAACCTCTTCTTTTTAAATAGTATAAAAGTCTTGGTTTATTATTTTCTGCTAATATAGGCATTCCATAAAATACCAAAGCCATAAGAACATCTTCAAAAAACATCTCAGCTGTTTGAGGTCTTGCAATATATTCTAAAAAGAAATGATTAGGAGGAACATCTTCCATGGTAAACTTTGTTAATCCATGAAGGGCTCCATTAGATCCTCTACTTACATCCACTGTTCCTGATATATCATAGCTATCACAGCCAAATGCGCCACAGTGTTCATTACCTGGGTATTTAAGCCCATTCCTTATAATTACACGGTTTTGAAGATGTTTAGGTGGTATCCAAGAAATTAAAAATCTTCCATCCTTATTTGGATAAAAAATTACTTGTGAATCTTGTATTCCATTTTCCCATTGAAAACTACCTCGTGTTAAAACGCTTGAGTTTCTAAGGTCGTCATTATAATCTATTTGCTCGTATATTTTAGTAAGATTAAACAAAGATTGTTTTGCCTCATCCCTAAATGCGTGTTGTTCTGTTCTTGGAAATTGACGGTAATATTCATTTAAGCCATCTTGATCACTCTTTAAACCATCTACTTCATTCTGCCAGTGTTCAATAACGCCATATTCAATCCAATTTCCATCTACACCTTTTATCGGGGTTTTTGGAGTGTCGAATACAGGTAAGCCATAAGTATCAATGAATCCCTCGTACGACCATTCCATAGGTATGAACAAACTATATAATCCTGAGCTAGTCTGACCATTGCGGTTTCTCTTTGTGACGTCGGAGTCATAATATAATTTTTTAAAGTTATCTCCTCCTTTATCTAAAGCGTTTGATGTTGATCCCATCATACACTTACCAATAATTCTACTACCTAATCGAAGACACGTTTTTGTAACACGCCAGTTGTTTAATATGTTATCTGGTTTTAACCATTTACCACTTTCATCATGTACGAGTAACTTTAATTTTTCCCCGTCATAAGAGTTGTCCCCGGTATTCTTCCAGTCAATTGTAGTATCTAGTCCTTCTAACTCCACTACAGTTTCATTTGCATCTAATTTTCTTCTTGTAAATTTAGAAGCTGGAACCCTATAGGCTAATTCTGTTTTTGGACGGTCCATACCGTCTTGTATTGGTTTAAAAAAGAAAGGATAGTTAATAGAGATTGGAACAACTTTATCTGTAAACATTGTTTTAGCATCCTGTCCAGATTTTGATAATATACCAAATCTTGAGTCGCTTGATATAGTTGCTTGGTTTACTAATTCTGCAGAAGACATAAATGAAAATCCAGAACGTCTATTTTTTAAATAACACATTCCGTAACATCTTGTATCCGCTTTGCAAGCTTCCCAAAATATGAAGAACAATCTATTTGATTCCCTAAAATCTGGAGCACCAACATCTATCTTGCTCCATTGCAAGTACATATAATGTGTACCGGTTATATAGGTTGGAATTCCATTGTTATTAAAGAATATACCTTCATCTCTATATTTAAATTCAGCATCTACATAATCGTACCACTGCTCTTTAAAATGATCTGGATATTTATTCCAATCAAATACATTTTTTATTTTATCTAATTCTTTTGGGTATTCTATTTTTTCCCAATACTGCTCTTCTTTTTTATTAGATCTAGAATATACTTTTTCTACTTCAGGTAAGGCTATCTTTAAATTTTGGATTTCATATATCTCACCAATCTTTCCAGTTTTACTAATAACAACCATATCATGGTCTTTATTATATCCATATGCCCATTTTTTATTACGATTGTTTTGCTTTATAACGCTTTGCTTAACGTAATTGGGTATGACTCTAAATAAATTTTGTTCGTACATTATTTAGATCTCCCTTCTGCAAAACCTTTAAATACTTTTTGTGCAGTATCTTTTGCTGTTTCCTCGTCGGTTAATATTCTTTCTTCGAGTTCTATTCTTGTAAGTATTTCAAAAGCGTCGAATATTGCAAGCTTTTTAGTAGCAGCTGCATTTTTTAACTTGTCAGCCGCTAAATCGTCTTCGCCGTTATCTAAGATAGCTTCTTCAGCTACTTTGATTAACTCCAATACTGCTTTATGCCCAGCTTGGATTATATTCAGCTTCGTCTCCTTTATATTCATACTTAATTACAATATCATTAGATTTCATACAATATAATCGCTCCCCATCTATTATAAAGTCATATTCTCCAAAAGGAGTATAACCCACTAAGTCTCCAGGATTGATTTTAAGCTTATTTAAAGAACTATTTCCATATTTTAATATACCAATAAGCTTTCGTTCCTTATCGAGTCTTAAATGGTCATTATTCTTTAATGGTTTTATAAAACATCTATCACCAAATGATTTCCATTCAGCATCTGTTTTATATAAATATATCTGATCAAGATCGCAAAAGTAAAGATCATCTTTAAAATAAGCTCTACTGTTTTTTATTTTGCCTCTTATATCATAAAACTTTCTAAATACATTATGATGTATTACAACAATGTCTCCCACTTTTATATCTGTATTATATGCTAATGGTACTGAAACCACTTCTGCAAAATTATTAACAGATTTAAAACTTTCTATTTGGGTATTTAGTATAAGATCTTTATCTCCTACTTTGACTTTGTTGTTGTATCGATCTCCATTTACTGGACAAACGATAAAACTAAAGACACTTTTCATTAATATTCTAAATCGTATTCAATAGCAATAGCCATGTTAGGATTAAACTTTTTCCAAGGCATTACTTCATCTTCTTTTTTAATGTAAATTTTATAGGACTTATCGGATGCTTCAAGTATACAGGAGATCTCGTGTCCCCCATATACTTGTTGTCCAACAGAATAGTGCATAGCCTCATTTTTGTAGTCTACACCTATACTTATTTTTCTAATAACCGAGTCCATTATTTTGCTTCTTCAGCTGTGTCTTCTATTACAGTGTAAGTTCCATCTTCTAAATTAATATTGATAGGGCCATACTCTTCTTGTAATACGTTTTTATAATCTTCAACTGCTTTGTTAACATCTGCTAATTGATGTAAGAATCCATGCTTTTGTGATTCTACAATTCCAATGTTTGTTAATAATGCATTGATGTCTTTTTGTTGATTTACAATTGTTTCTAATTGTACTGCTGTAATTTGTTTTACTACGTCCATTTGATTTAATTTAATTGTTTATTATGATAATGTTAAAAGATATTTTGTTTTAGCTCCTTTACCAGATAATTCTTGAGCCATATTTGCTACATCCCAGAATTTACTAGCTTCTGCATAATTCATTAATTCTTCTGCAAATTTACAAATCTTATCTACAACTTCCATTGAATCAGCTTTATTACCAATTAACTCAATTTTCATTGCTTGAATTCTTTTTCCGGTATAACCCATTAGTTTTTCAACAACTTCATCTTTGAAGTCTTGTATATATTCATATAGTTCCCCGGTGGCTTTATGCTCTGCAAAACTTCTAGTTTCCCAATGGATCATATGAATTTGTTCTTGAAAGAATGTTAACTTTCCCGCAATTTCTTCTGTTGTCATTTTATATTATTTTATTAT